GTTCACTACCAGTACATCCCCGGTTTCGGGGCATACGGCTTTGGTTTGTTCCACCTTATTGGGGGATACGCTAAGTCAGCTACTTCCATCATGCGGCAACTGGTGGATGCGGGTACGTTGTCGAATCTGCCGGGGGGTTTGAAGTCTCGTGGCCTCCGTATCAAGGGCGATGACACTCCGATTTCTCCGGGTGAATGGCGAGATGTAGACGTTGGTAGTGGCGCTATTCGGGACAACATCCTGCCGCTGCCGTACAAGGAGCCTTCGGCTGTTCTATCTGGGTTGATGGATAAGATAGTCGAGGAAGGCCGACGCTTCGCTGCTACGGCGGATATGAAGGTCAGCGACATGAGTGCGCAAGCACCTGTCGGAACCACGCTAGCTATCCTTGAGCGCATGTTAAAAGTGATGTCTGCCGTTCAAGCGCGGGTGCACTATTCGTTCAAACAAGAGCTTCGGCTTCTTGCAAGTATTATTCGTGACTACACCGATGACGAGTACACCTTTGAGCCAGACGAAGGCCGAGCTACAGCTAAGAAATCGGATTATAGTCAAGTAAATATTATTCCGGTAAGCGACCCAAATGCAGCGACTATGTCGCAGCGGGTTGTTCAGTATCAGGCAGCGCTTCAACTTGCGTCCACTGCTCCGCAGATTTACGACCTCCCGGCTCTGCACCGTCAGATGTTGGATGTGTTGGGTATCAAGGATGCAGACAAGCTTGTTCCCACAGCCGACGACCAGAAACCGCGTGACCCAGTCAGTGAGAATATGGCTGTGCTGGTTGGCAAGCCGGTCAAGGCGTTCCTGTACCAAGACCATGAAGCCCACATCAAGGTACACATGTCGGCTATGCAGGACCCCATCGTGCAGCAGATGGTTGGTCAAAGCCCGCAAGCCAGTCAGATTATGGCCGCAATGTCCGCGCATATTGCTGAACATCTAGGGTTTGCTTATCGCGCAAAAATTGAACAGGCCATGGGTATTGATTTGCCGATGCCCGATGAAGATATGGCACCCGAGGTTGAAGCCCAACTGTCCAAACTTATTGCTCAGGCCGCCTCAACCGTGTTGCAGGAAAGCCAAGGACAAGTAGCACAACAGCAAGCCGCACAACAACAACAAGAAATGGCTACGGACCCTCTTATTCAACTGCAACAAAAAGAACTTCAAATTAAAGAACGTGAGCAAATGATGAAAGAGCAAAAGGCCATGGCGGAGGTGCAGCTTGAACAACAGCGCATCGAGATTGAACGCCAGAAGGTTGAGGGAGATTTGTTTGCCAAGGGTATGCAAATTAGTAGCAGCGTTGTCCAAAAGTCGAAGGAAATGGAATCTAGAGAATTTGTTGAAGGCGTAAAACTTGGCGCGAATCCTCGGCCTGCAAAGGAGATTACTAAGTGAACGACTATGTAAACGTAAAACTCTTTAACGAGTATTTGCGCAAGGAACTAAATAACTACGCAGACGATATTGCAACGGGTGTCTGTGCCGATTTTGCTGCTTATAAAGAACTGTGTGGGGTGATACGAGGCTTGGCCCTAGCAGAAAGATTGTTACTCGACCTCGCAAAAGAGGAAGAAGATGACGAATGAAACTTCAGAAGTTTTGGAAAAGCAGGAAGAAGACGTAGTAACAAGCGCAAGACAATTGCCCGACCCTACTGGTTGGAAAATTCTTTGCGCTGTGCCATCAATTGACGAAAAGTTTGAAGGGACTAATTTGTATCGCCCGGATAGCTTGGCAAAGCTTGAAGAACACGCTACTACTGTTTTATTCGTCATGAAGATTGGCCCTGATGCGTACAAAGACGACCGCAAGTTTCCTACAGGTCCGTGGTGTGCAGAGGGGGATTTTGTATTGGTTCGTACTTATTCTGGTACGCGATTTAAAATTCACGGCAAAGAATTTCGTTTGTTAAATGACGACCAAGTTGAAGCGGTTGTTCAAGACCCTCGCGGAATTACCCGTGCATAAGGAGCATAAAATGGCAGAGCAAGAAAATTATGAATATGAAGATGTAAGTACCGAAGATAGTTTTGATGTTGATGTTGATAGTGAATCTGATATCGACCTTGAAGTTGTAGATGACACACCTGTAGAAGACCGAGGACGTAAGCCGCTTGCCAAGGAAATTGAAGACCCCACTGATGAGGAAATCGAACAGTACGGCGACAAGGTAAAGGTCAGAATCAAGGAACTTACACACGCTCGGCATGATGAACGCCGAGCTAAGGAAGCGGCGCATCGGGAAAAGGAAGAAGCCCTCCGCCTTGCCCAGCAGATTTTTGAAGAAAACAAGCGCCTAAAAGAGTATGTAGAAAATGGGACAAAGTCTTATGCAGAAATGCTCAAAGCTAAGACTGAAATGGAGCTTCAACTTGCTCGGGATAAGTTCAAGTCCGCACAAGAAAGTTATGACACGGACGAGATTGTCGCAGCCCAAGAAGCTCTGGCAGATGCCAAGATTAGATTTGAACAGGCTAAGAATTTTAATCCCACCCCTTTACAAACCCAAAACTATGATGTATATAGGGAACAAACAGCCGTACAACCCCCGCAGTTAGATGACCGTACACTGCGCTGGCAGCAAAAAAACCAGTGGTTTGGAACTCCGGGGTATGAAGAGCTAACAAGTTTTGCTCTTGGGCTGCATCAAAAGTTGGTTAATCAGGGCATTACTGCTCAGGCTAATCCAGATGAGTACTACGGGCGAATAGATGCCCGCATGCGGGAAGTTTTTCCAGAAGTTTTTGGGGGAACGCAAAAGACCCAAGCCCCGGCTAAGAAGCCCGCTACGGTTGTAGCTTCGGCTAATCGTTCTTCTAGCGGTAGAAAAGTTCAGTTGACAACAACTCAACTTGCTATTGCCAAGAAGTTCGGCCTTTCCCCCAAGCAATACGCAGAAGCGTATCTTAAGACAATGGAGAAGTAACATGACCCGCACCCCTCGCGACATTGAAACCCGCGCCACATCTACTCGTGCAGTGTACATACCGCCTAGCACACTGCCCGTACCAACCCCGCAACCCGGCTATTCTTTCCGCTGGATTGCAACCGCTGTGTTAGGGCAAGCAGACCCGTCTAATGTGTCGAAGAAGATGCGTGAAGGCTGGGAACCGGTTCGCGCTGAAGACCACCCCGAACTGCAACTTAGCCCCGATGCAAACGGTAATGTTGAACTTGGCGGACTTATGTTGTGCAAAATGCCAACCGAACGTGTGGAAGCTCGTACGCAATATTATGAGGCCCATGCGCAGGCTCAGATGGATTCTGTAGATAATAGCTTTATGCGCAACAACGACCCCCGCATGCCGATGTTTAGTGAAAAGAAGTCAACCACTAGTCGCGGCGGCGGATTTGGAAATGGAACTAAATAAGGAGACTTAAATGGCTTATCCGACTGTTAATGGGCCTTATGGCCTAATTCCGGTCAACCTACTTGGGGGTCAAGTTTTTGCGGGTTCTACTCGCATGATTCCCATTGCAAGTGGTTATGCAGACGACTTGTATTTTGGTGACCCGGTAAAGTTCACCAGCACTGGCACGCTTATCCGGTCCGGTCTGGCTTACAACAGCGCTACAACTGAAACTGGCGGCACGTTGGGTGTTTTCCTTGGTTGCGAGTATACCCCCGCTGGTGGCCCGCTCTATGGCAAGCAGCGTTTTCAATACTGGGATGGCGGCACCGTTGCTTCTGACGCTGTTGCTTATGTGTGTGATGACCCGGATGTTGTGATGAAAGCGGCTGTTATTGCCTACAACGCTAGCAGCACCCGGGTTATCGGCTGCGTTCCGTCAACGGCTCTCGGTACTAACCTAACCTCGATGGCTGCTGCTACTGCTAATAATGGTACGGGTGGTAATGTTTCGGGCAACTCGAATGTTGGCTTAATGCTGGCCTCGGGTAATGTTCGTCGCACCACCACTGCACCGTTCCGCATTGTTGGTCTGGTACCGGAAACCGAGCTTGTTACGCAACAATCCGGCACTACTACTAACGCTAGCACCGCAGTGACGTTGTCGGCTGCTAATAGCAACATCAAGACTGGTATGTTGATTACCGGTACGGGTATTGCTGCGGGTACTACGGTTGCAGCTATTAGTGGTACTACGCTGACTTTGTCTGCTAATGCTACGGCCGATGGCACCGTTACCTTGACTTTTGACGGCTATCAGGAAGTGTTGGTTAACTGGACGTTCGGTTACCACGCTTACGAAAACGCTGTGGCAATCTAAGGAGATAAATCATGGCAATTTCTCGTGCCCAACTACTGAAGGAACTCCTGCCCGGCCTGAACGCGCTGTTTGGTATGGAGTACGCTCGCTACGGCGAGGAACACAAGGAAATCTACGAGACCGAAACCTCGGAACGTTCCTTTGAAGAAGAAACCAAGCTGTCCGGCTTTTCGGCGGCTCCGGTGAAGAACGAAGGTCAGGCTATCGCGTACGACAATGCGCAAGAAGCTTGGACTGCTCGCTACAACCACGAAACCATCGCTCTGGGTTTCTCGCTGACTGAAGAAGCCGTTGAGGACAACCTCTACGACACGCTGTCGGCGCGTTACACCAAGGCTCTGGCTCGTGCCATGTCGTACACCAAGCAAGTTAAGGCTGCTGCAGTTCTTAACAACGGCTTCTCGTCGTCCTATCCGGGCGGGGATGGTGTCGCTTTGTTCTCGACTGCGCATCCGCTTGTCTCCGGTGGCACCAACAGCAACACCC